ACGACGCTCTTCCGATCTGAGATAAGAACAGTATTCCTATTTGACCAACTTCGCATCATAGCCCAAAACTTAGGGTAGTTAAAGTTAGGGGCAGCTGAGTAGGCGGTAGTATTCTCATAAGGTGGGTCACAATAAATCATTAATTCTTGGGGTGACCAATCGGTGTACTCTCTAATATGAAAAGAGACATCTTGTATCCGAGGTAGAGCTTTCAATAAACTTCTCTGAGCATTTAGGGCATAGTTTCTATCTGACTTTGGATCTCTAGCATAACCCCCAAACCATTTGCCCCCCCAACTACAGCCAAATCCTATGAAAGCCCTCAAGTAAGGTGGACAGAAATCTCCTACCTTAGCCTCATGGTATTCAGACTCACTTACTTGGCTTGGTGGTATCCATCCTCGTTGAAGTGCTTTGTATAGTTCTATAAGATAAGGGTTAATATCACTAGCCATCCTCTGCCCTACTACCTCTTGAAGAACCCATCCTGCTCCTACAAAAGGTTCAAGGTAAGGTTGATCCTCTTGTCTGTAGGACTCTACGATTATGGCAATGTCTTTAGCTACTCTAAATTTTCCCCCTAAATAGTGCATACTTAGTCTCCAATCAAGATAGCCATCAGTTCATCATAGGTAGTGTCATCTACCGTCTTGGTAAAGAAGTCTCTATCAAAGCGGTTTGACTTTATGGTAGATACCATTATAGTCTTTCCCGCTTTCTGTTGTACTTCCATCCATATGTTGATATCTGCTTGGGCTTCAATTTGATTCCATCCATCTATAGCGGTCTTTCCTGTAGGCTCTGCCCTATCCCCTGTAGTCTTTAACCACTCAGGTTTAAGGTATTGCAGAGTAACCAAGTTAATTCCTGCGTTCCTTGCCCGTGCAAAGATAGCATTCATTCTTAAGTTCCTTGCAAGGTACTCATTGGTAGCAAGTTTTCTCTTGACTTTGTTCTTTGCTTCTGCTTCCTCTTGAAGTTCCTCAAGGGTAGCTTGTCTACAGAAGTTCTCTACCTCAGTCGAGGTATCTAGAACAAGTGTTCTATATTTACCACTTGCTACATCAGCATTGTACTCTGCATAGAACTCATCCCACACAGGTAGTGCCCACTGTTCTGTCTCAGATTCCACGATAGGCAGGGTAAAGTTGTGAACATCTATCTGCTTGTCAGGAAACTTCCGCTTCACAAACTCTGCCCCACCGTTGAAGCAGTAGACTTTGATAGGATCAGGAAAGGTATAGGCTAGATGATTCTTGCCCGATTTGGGCAGAGCACTGATTGATACGATTACATTTGGTGTTACCATGTTTCCCCCTTATTTCTTGGCAGCTTTCTTCTTTTCCTTGGGTGCATGTTGAATATCGTAGATAATCTTACATGCTATGAAAGCAGCAAACTGTTGGTCTAAATTTTGTAGACTTCTTTCCTCAATACCACTACCATCCCGTCCTATTCGAAGTATCTTAATGTCCACAGGATCTTCAAACTCGTTAGAGATAAGTAGATGTCTGTAAGCTGACAGCTGATAGAACTGCTCAGGATAGATATCTCCTGTGGTTTTGAAGTCCATGAGGGTTAGCTTACCATCTATTGTTCCATAGAAGTCAAGTGTTCCCCCAAACTTGGTGGCTTCACACACTAAGGGCTTTTCTATTTCTATGCATTTAATGTCATGCCCCCGTTCCCAATCAAGATAGATGGCAAACAAATCTTCCGCAACATCTATGGTATCCTGTGAGAACTCATGCATATCGGTGGGCTTCCTGAGTAGGTGGTCAGTGATTAGGGCATGAGTTAGAGTCCCGATACCTGCTGAGGAATCTCTAACGGTGCGGTAATCTACCCCATCCATCCCACATTTCCACGCCCATGTTATTAGGGCAGGCTTATTGAGCACCCCTAATATAGTAGTAACCGAAGGTACTCTATCACCATTGGCTAATCTGTAAATGGTATGTGCCATTAAGCAACCTTCTCAAACTTCGCTTGTTCATCATCCCCAATGGTAAACCCAAGCTCTGCAGCGAGTGTTCCTTTACTGAGCATATCTTTGTACTCAGGGAACTGCTTGGCTCTCGTGTCGGTAATGAGTTTCCTCAGGGCAGCCTTACGGTTCAGTCCAACCACAAGGTCGGTGATGTAGGCTTTGACATTATCGGAACTAGCTGTTTCATCTTGAACAAATGAGAAACAGTTCTCCGAGTAGACGGGTTCGAGTTCTTTGGTTTCTTTATTCCTCTGATCGAACAATTTAGTCTTGATCTTTTCCAAGGTGACATACTGCCCGATGAAGTCACTCGGTTTCTTGCCCATCTTTTCTGCGGATGCCACCCAACATTTCATGTAGGCAGAACTTGAATGTGGTTTCTTGCCAGGATCTGCGTAGGCAATGTAGAAATTATACTTGCCCTCGTTCAGTTCGAAGTTCTCTTCTCCAGGGAACATTTCAAGAACGGTGCAGTCCTCAAGAAAGACCTGTACCTGTAACTTTGTGGTTTCCCATGATTCAGGCGGTGGAATAGGATCATCTGACATCTTAACGAGCAGACCCCTTACCTTTTTAATTCCCTGGAACCCGCCCTTGCTTGCTTCTTTTGTCGATTCGATTAATGGCAATTGTTTGTACTCCTTTTATTTTTATTCCAATTTGTTTTGGTCTTTAAGTGATTGTGATATCTAATGTTCCAACCTTTGTCATTACACATGGCTATTAGCCATTCTTTATCTGCGTCTGTTAGCACTTACCCTCCTCATAGCAGTCAATAGAGGTAATTAAGAGCCTCTAGAAGCAACGCATCTAGCCTCGCCCTTTTAACAGGGTGGCGGTTTATGCTTCTGAAAGGCTCTATAATCATTATACCATGTCGAACGACTTTTGTCAAGCCGAACATTTGTTCTATATAGGCTCAACACCTAAATTTATTTTTTAATTAATGAGGATCGTCAATGAACCAAGGTCGGCTAGGTGGTCGATGTTTTAAAATATAGTCGAGAACATCACATTCTCGGCGAAGACATTGCAGACAGACTTCATCTGTTAGATTACAATTCCCAGGTTCTCTACTATAAGACATGATGTAGTGAGGGCAGTCTAGTTCTGTAGGCTCAAATGTAACTAGACTCTCCCATGTAGCTGGATCTATACTAGAATAAGATTCTATCTCATTTAGATGTATTGTAGAGCATACCATACTGTCTTCGGGAATAGAACTAGATAGCATATTTCCCCCTTCCTTCTTTTCGTATCCTGCCCTCTTTAACGAGAGCATCCAACTCGGTATACACCGAGGTATTACTTCCTATCTTTGCATCAAACAATTCTTTGGGGGTAACAGTCGTGTGGGCAGAGGTAATAAACTCCAAGACCTGTTGCTTTACCGTTCTTATAGTGGTACACTCAAATTCAAATGCGGGGGATAGCTCTGCCTCTATAGGTTCAGGTGGTATGGCAGCATGTCTTAAGAAAATAGGCTGTATTCTAATCTTTAATGGCTCCCCTTTTTTGCTGATGACTTTAACTTCTATGTCACTATCCACCCAATCTTCAAGGACAGAGCTACCTCTGCCCCGCTTGGTTGGGTCTTTGCCTGAGTGATGAATAAGTAAAATGGAACACTCATAGCCTTCAATAAGAGAATCAAGAAAGTCTAAGATTCTCATTACATCGTAACTCTCATTCTCATCCCCTGATAGAGCCTTATACATGGGATCAAGAATCAAGACTTTGGGTTTGACCGCCTCCATAGCAGCTAACAGTTGCTTTCTGCCTATCTCAGTGTCCAGTTTCATAGAGAAAGAAGTGCCCACAAATACGTCAGGATATATTTGATGGGTATCTAATAGACGTTGCTGTAAAACCTCAACCCCTAGCTCAAACTGCGTGTAGAGAACTCTCCCTGGTTGAGTGGGCAGAGATAGGAAAGGTTCACCTGCAGCTATACAACGAGCTGCCTGAACTGCTAGATAGGACTTGCCCGACTTAGGGGGTGCATAGAACATAGCCTTACCCCGCATGGGTAGCCAATCCTTTATGTAGAAAGGTACTCTTGCTAGGTTAGAGGACATGAATGTTTCAGCATCAAAGATAAAACCCCCGATAGGCTTGATTACTTTCTGTCTTACATCATGTTCTAGCTCGGAGTATAAAACAAATTCATCTTCACCTGTGTCTGGGTTTACTATCCATAAACCATTATTCGCCACTTACTTCAGCCTCACTACGCCCTTTCGCTAGTCCTTCCTCATAGCCTTCCCTGTAGCCATCGGCCTGACCTTCCTCTCTACCTTCTTCCGTACCGTTACTATAGCCTTCCTCTCTACCTGCTGAGTAGCCATCCTCATAGCGATAGCAGTCATCACATTTGTTACAGTTATCACATTGAGTACTTGTAACTTTATCTCTAACTAAATTAAACAGTTTGTTTAATGATAGATAGCCTCCTTCATTGCATTGTGATAACTTATGGTCTGTAAGGACATCAGTATCTACCTTAAGTAAGAGTTCCATCTGTTGTCTCCTTGAACCATTCCTGCATGGTTTCTTTAGTCATTACTTCATCAGCTAATCCATAGTCGATAGCTTCTTGTGGGTTCAGCCAAAACTCCCTGTCCATATCGGCAAGTATTTTCTTTTTATTTTTCTTCACCCCACTTTCTAATAGTATATCTACAAGTTGATGCTTGTAGAGGTCTATCTGTTCCTGTTGAATCCGTAGTTCTTCAGAATCCCCTTGTAAGTGGGCAGAGGGCAGATGTATCATTACTTTGCTATGTGGTAGTAGATATCTCTTCTTGCCAGCTGCCAACAAGATAACCGCTGCCGAACAACAAATCCTGCCCATTGTATAGACAGGGGACTTCATCATTCGGATGGTATCATAGAGCATGAAAGCTGCATCAAGCTCACCACCAGGGCTGTCTATGATTAGCTTTATTGGTTGATTAGACACACTATCTAAAGCCATGAGCAGGTTACAGGATTCTGTTTCTGCTCGAATTTCTCCTGCATAGACACCAAATCTATACTTAGCTAAGTGTTCCCGATGGGACACCATAGCAGTATCGCTTACCAATACTTCTTTCTTGTTTACCATTGCTGTTCGTGGATACATCATTACTTGTTTTTTCTCCCTTCTAAAATAATTCCTGCTTTGTTTTCTTCTCGTGGTATCCACTGTATTGTGGACTTGCTCTTTTCTAATAGCTTTCTTACTTTGTCTCTATATTCACGCAACCGTAGGTAGTTACATTTGTAAGTACCCAAGACTTGGTTGACTACTAATTGTGAGTCAGATAGAATAGTAATTGGCATAAGCCAACTAAGTTGTAGAGCTTCTAGGATAGCAATGTACTCTCCTTCATTTACAGTTACTTTTGTATTATGTTTGTATAGGAGTACTACATCATCATGGAATATACAATAATTATCTAACCCACTATCACAATATACATTTATCATTAAGTAGTCCTCACTTCGGGAGTTGTAGGTTGTACTATTGGGCAAGTTATCCCAAAGTGTAGTCTATAAGATTGATGACATACCAAACAAATTTTATCCATTGGAATGTTGTTAGCTACACCAAACTTATAAATAGAATCATTGTGGATTGCTATATCTCTTTCAGTTACCAAAGCATCAAGCTCATTAGTTATCCTGAACATTATTGTACTCCTTAAGAATTAATAGTCACATCATAATTATACCACACCGACTCGATTTTGTCAAGTTTCGTGCTCAAGACAGTAATGGTAGGCACGACTTGGACAGCAGGACAGCAAGCACAAGGAATAAAACAAGCAGTAACACAGTTATAAACTTGAGGTCTATGGAATCATCATAATGAGGCATCATTATCTTGTCTCCTCATATAGACGTTCACATGGTATCCATGAGGGAAGCGGTTGATTAGCCGGTGTATGTGCTAAGGCTGATTCATACCGAAGCCATGCCTCTATGAAAGAGTTGGTCTTTATGATGTCTCTATTAAGCTCTGCCCTATCGAAGTCATCACAGCCTACATCTACAAAGTTAGTAGGTACTCCGTTTAAAAGTCTCGTGGTTATATGTAATTTCATTTTCCTTCCTTTCTTTACGTATCTATCGGTTCGTAATCGTGTCTCTTAGAGTGGCTCGGAACAGAAAGAATTCTACACTTTCGGGGTATATTATATACCCCCGAAAGGTGTAGAATTTTTCACACTCGTTCTAGGTCGAATCCTACACCCGTTTCTACACCCCCACTAAACCCCCGAAATAAACGCCTCTTGGCAATGGGCGTGGACTTTGCACCCTTCTACGTCTTTGGCATCAATATACTTTACAGGTCTTCCGCACACCATACAGGTTGTCGACTCGTCTTTTAGTCGTTCAACTTCGCCAAAGTTCTTAGCTACCTGAATCACATCTGTTTTGTGTTCGACTTTTCCTTCGACAAGGGAAAACTCTTTCGCAACTTCTCGTCCACAGTACATATGATATGCTACCCCCTTCACCCAATTAACTTCCCCCATAATCTCCGACCTGCATTTACCACAGAACAATTTAGCTTCATAATGGCTTGTACTTTGGGCAGAGTAGACAGTAGAAGTAGTTGAGTAAACAACCGGTGGTGCGTTCTTTATCTTGGTGAGAGATTCCTGCACAAACTTATCAAGTTCTTTAGAGTGTGGGAACTCCTCTGCGTACACTTCAACCTCGAGTTGAGTAAATGCACCACAGGGCAGAGTCCTCTTTATTTGTGCTTTATAATCACCTACATTATTGGTAACTACTGTAATAGGATAGTTCACCCCGATGAAATCGGTATCGGTAGAGGAAAAGAACATTCCCCCTGAACCGAAGGGATGTAGATGGATAGTTCCAATGATGTTAGGAATCTCTGGGGTATCCTTGACATTAACGGATATCTTAGTTACTTCTTGCTCTGGGATAACAATATCCTCTACCACGAAACCATCCTTGTCGGGATGTCCTATTAGATATCCGAGCCACTCGGTATTGCCTGGGATATCCTCTGTGATTGCTCGTATCTTGCGATGAACTTGGAAGGGCAGGACTATTGATTCATCTGCATCCTTGAACATTTCGCAGGATACCTTCTTAACTCCTGTAGTCCAACATTTTTCTGGCATATTATCTCCTTTAAAAGTTTCTTGGGATTGAGTCCACATCTATTTCATCCTCCTGATACACTAGATAAGAAGCTACTTTGTTATGTATCGTTGTCAAGTTATTTCTAGCTCTTTCTGCCTCTTCTCTAGTAGCATAGAACATATGTTCTTTATTATCATAAGGAGAGAAACACATAAACAGGTCGCCTTTATCTAGATGAGTTCCTACTACTACGTATCTTGGGCTTAACATACTTCTACCCCTAAGTCTGATATATCATGGGTGATTTCTATAGGAAAATGATACATCGCTTTTGCTACACCAAAGCAGGCTGCCATAGCTGCGGGCACTACCCATGAAGGGATTATTGTATAACCACTTTGGGGTGCACCTACACACCATGAGGATACATGAGATGTTACCGTCATGTGAGTTCCGTTGTAGCCTACTCTAATGTAACGTACCTTGTGAGACTCTGCCCATTGTGAGAGCATAGTTTGAGTATCCTGTGAATCTGTGCAGTCAAATAGTATCTGCCCTTCTGTAGTCGCTAGGCTAAAACTGTTTGCTCTACCAAACGTGTCCACCTGGCAGTCTGGTCGAAGTGTTCTAAGGAGCTGTTGTATGGCTTCTACTTTTTTCTGCCCTACACAATCTTGTGGACTTAAGGGTAGTCTATTGAAATTGGATGGCTCTAAAGCATCATCATCGAATAGGCTTATCCGTTCACAGCCTGACATGACAAGAAAGATTGCTACCCAAGAGCCTGTTCCCCCAACTCCAACAATGATAGCAGAGGGAATATACTCAAGTGGAATACTTTGCTGTCTTGTATATAGGTCTATCATTTAAGTACTCCTTATTAGGAATCTTGTTGACAGTGCCCAACCTAAATGAGAAGGAGTAATGTTGATTGAAGCTGTTTGTTGGTCAGCTGATATATGTAACACTTCATAAATGATTGTGGTATCGATAGGAGTTCTTGGGTAAGAATTATTAAATAAAGTAACATACTCCTGTGATATGGTTACTCTATCTCCTACTCTCCAAGGGGGTGGCTCATCTACCTCAATAGGCTCAGCGGTAGGGGAAGCCTTACTTGTTCTCCGTGTTGCTGTTGGGCAGGGTTCTACTTGATTATCCTTAAGCCAGTAGCATTGGTGATGCCTACCATAGTCATTACAACTGTGCAAGGCAGAATTAGCAAAGCAGAATTCTACTCCAAGCCTACCTAGTTGATCTTCCTTTATCGTAATTAACTTTCCGATGACACCATGTATTATCTGCGGGATACCTGCAAAAGGTAATACCTTAACGAACGAGCCAACGGTACAAGGTAAGGGCACCACCCAACTCGATACTTCAGGAGTTGAGATTACTTTGGCAGCAGTTAGTAGAGCATCAAAAGTAGGGAAGCCTTCTGGATGACTGTGCAGTATGTCTCCTTTGGTGATAGCGACAAGGCTTGCTTGGTATCTATCTCTAAGGTCTAACACTTTATCGGGAGTCATGTCAGTAAGAGCATCAGAATCCCTGCCCAAAGAGCCTAAGCAGTTCTCAATACCCCCATGATAATGGTCAAAGTATTGGTTATAATCGGTATGGTATAGAGCTGAGGATGCTAATCCCCCATGTTGAGTTATAACTACCTGCAGAATAGCATCTCCTGCTAAGTCCTTCTTGTGCTTTGCTGATAGCTCTGCAAGAAAGGATGAATCATACTTGTCCACTATTTTTGTGGGAGCATAGCGGAATGGGAGATAGTATGCTAAATAAGTACCATCCCTTCTTACTTGCATCCCTTTTTTGATATGACGCATGGCTATCTCAGGCATGGGAATCATAGCTTGTATCTTAGCTTTTTCAGCAGCCAGGTCGGTGCGGGCTTTGTCTCTTACCCGTTTGATCTGTGCTGTTAGGTTGCTTACTAATGGTAGTAGGGCAATGTTAGCAGCTTGGTTCAGAGATAGCGAGATGTTGTAAAACTTCCCATCGAGAAAAGCAAAGTGAGAAGCTTTCATGGCTTGCTCTATGGTGAGATTGATAATTTCTTCTTCTGTTGGCTCTACTCCTGGAGTTGTAGTAGAAGGGATTATTTTTAACCTTCTTGAGTGTAGATGTACTCCGTGTGGTCTGGAAGGAGTGCTAAAACAAACACATCCACTGTCTTCTCTTCTAGGTAGTAAGGTTACAGTTCCTTGTATGCCTACATCCATACCACCGTAAGGTTCTATGAGTTCAGCTATACAGCCTGAAGTAATTTGTATTCCTTGTGAATCCGTGTGGACTATTTCAGTTGTAGTCATTATTTTTTCCTTTCCTAGCTACATCTAGGAAGCTATTTAGGTCGGGTGATAACTTCCTAGAACGCTAGACCACAATCTATTTGTTTATTTCTTGGCTGTTATCTAGCAGCCTGCGATATCACGAGCTTTAATTTCAACGGATTCCACCGAAACATCTTGGGTTAAAGCGGCGATGCTGTTGGTCGGGAGCTTTCCTGGCTCGTCATAATACATACCGTCAATTTTGACGTTGAAAGCATTGATGCCAGCAAATTTGGCAGCTTCTACCAGTTCTTTGGAGAGGTTGTCACTCTGCGGTACATAAACGCCCTTTGGTGTATTGATTCCTCTACTTACTGTCCACATATGTGTTGAATTCCCCCTTATTTATTTTTATTTTATTACTACTACCTTACCGACCACTCAGTATGTAGCAGGTAATAATCTTGTTTAATACTTAAAGTAATAAATTGTCATGTATCTGCCTTCATCACAATACATGAGTACATCTAAAATTTGAACTTCTAGATGATTTTGTATCCATGTAAGAGCTTCCTTGAATATCTCTTCTGGACTATCGCTGTACCCCCCAAAGGTTTCTGCAAAAATCTTTCCTTTTCCTGTAGGCTTACTTTCTTGTATGATTGGTTTTGGATTATTAGTTGTCCACATTTATCTACCCCCTACCTTTTTATTTTTCTTTGTTTTTGCTCTTGGACTTGTTCTTGACTTAATCAACTTTTTTCGACTCTTTAATCGTACCACACGATTCGGGCGTTTGTCAAATTTAGCCTCACGAGTTTCTGCGATTGGCGTTGTTGCCTTACTCGGACAATCAATAATTGCTTTGCTTTGCTGGTTTCTCTTGGGTTTCTCATTGGGTTGTTTTGCTATTGAGAATGAAAAATTATTCTCTAATAGTCCTGCCTGGTTGAGGGCAGATAATAGACTGTCCCGAATTTGGGCAGAGTTATCAGCTTGTTGTAGATAGTTAGCGGTTAGTGTTACATAGTAGTTATTCATTGCCCCCCCAACAAGTTCCATAAGGATAGATATGTTTTATTTGGTTTCTAAGTTCTTCTTGGATGTGCCTTTTGGACTCCTTCTCTATGTCTGGAGCTAATTTAACAGCTTGCAGGGCGGTGTCAGCGAACTCGCTATCTAGGTTACTTCTTCAGTCCCATCCTGTATAATCGCATCCACCTGAAGCATACACAAACCTGCCATCTTTCAAGGCTAGAATCCAATGCCAATCGAATTCGTCATGAGAGCCGGGTACTTCTGCAACGATACCTTCTATATCGTGAACTGTATAGCTTTGTGGATTAAACTCAAGGGCAGAGCTAATATCATCTTTTTGAAATGGATGTAATGTCATTCTATTACTCCTTATCCTCTTACTTGTGTAACTATTACCGTTACCATAGGCTCTATTATAATTTTGTTTGGAGAGGTCTCCCTGCCTGCCATAAACCATATAAATGCTACTAAGACATGGCTAATAATGAGTACTGTTAATAGTTTCATCTCTTGTTTCATAGAATACACCCCTTCCCCGCATACTTTGGATGTAGGCATATACCCTTGAGTAGCCAAGAACACTTGTCATCCTTGTTGATGTACCTGCCACTGCATGGACTAATTCTAGTTATGAGGATATAACCTTGAGTTAGGGCAGACTCATTAGCACAAGCAGTACAGGTATAGAACGAGCTAGTCTTTGTCCTTACCCGATGGGTTGCGGTGTTGCCACAATAGATACATTGTAGATTCATTTAGTGAATCCCCCTTAATATAGTCTTTAATTGCTTGAACTCCCTGTCGGCATCGGGCAGAGTAGTATCCTCTAGAGATACCCTCTTGAGTTGTTTGCCATCCACATAGAGGGTTATCCTAGTGAATTTAGTCCTGGACTTGTGCTCTAATAGCACTACAAACCTGCTGTATTGCCAGGTTGCGGTAGTGGTTATAGGAGCAGGTCTAGTGCCTTTGGCTCTAAAGACGTTACCCTTGCGGTTGAAAAACTCTACTAATGTCATTGAAGTCATTGTCTCCCTTAAATCTAATTCACTTACAGTTTAACACAAAAAAATCTCGGTGTCAAATCCCTGCCCTGAAGCTTATCCCCTTTCGGAGACAGGCTTAATATAACTGTTAATAGATATAGGGAAGTTCCCATGAGTAGGGCAGTCATATAGTGCTACCTTAATGTTCCTGCTAACTCGATGGCAGGACTTGTGGCAAGTAGGGCAGGGCTGTCTCTTGGGGAATGATGTTACAGGCTTGGGTATTGTTCGGAAACCCCATCGGTTAAATGTTTTCCTGGACTCAAAGCGGTCTATGGGTTTCTGTTCGGTTGTCATGTTAGCTACTCCTCCTCATTATAGTCTTAAATCGGTTTAATATCCTAGTGGTTGCATAGTTCTGTTTAGCAAATGTGTTTTCCCATAAGGTTACACACTGAGCCTTAACGGAGCAGGTCTTACAGTAGTCATGTTCTAGGGAGCAGTCCTGTAGGACTTGGCTAACTTGTGCTATGGTTACCGTTGTAATTGTAGTCATTTACTTGTTTACCCTTTCCAAAATCATTTGGGCTACTGTCTGTATGCTTATAGGTTGCCCTATACCCTCAAGATAGGCTACACCACATACCACTCTAGCTTTGGGCAAGTTTATTCTATGCAATAGGTCTTGCATAATGGTGTCGTCTTGTTCCGTTGATGTAGTGCTATTTGCTAATTGCTGTAGCCATTCACGTTTCGTTGTCATATTAATATTCTCCTTTATTGTTTAATCTACATAGACTAGGATGATGTTTAACAATAGCACAGTCTCGTTGTGGTGTTACTTGTTGGCAATGATGGCAATAGTCTACTAGTGGTATTGTTAATAGTTTAGGGCAAGGGTTTAGGCATAATCTAGTGATTATAAATTGTCCGCAAGTAGGTTGCCAACATCTTATAGCTGTTTTAATCATAGTGTTACTCTTCACCCATAAAGGGCATATAGGCTTGAGGGCAGATATATTTGCAGTCTTGGCATAGTATAGCACTGTAGTATAGTTCTGGATATATGATGTGCCCTATACAGCCCTGGTATAGTGTTACTAATGGCTCGTAGTATTGTTTTAATGTGGTTGTTATCATATTATCTCACTCCTTGTCTAATCGTTGTACACTTGCCATTTACATGGTGATAATGCCTCGTAGCTTGTCCGTTAATAGCTTGCCTCAAGGTAGTTAGCTTATGGGTATTGATAGGCTTATCTAATAGCCTAGCAGTAGCTACGGATAGAGTAACTAGACTAGCTAGGTGCTCCCGTTGTTCGGTGGATAGCTTGGCAACCATGCGGATTATGTTATCGTTTGTCATAGCTTCGTTCCCTCTAGACATGCCAAAAACTAGGGAGTGTCTATTCTCCCTAGTTCTAGGCAAGCTATTAGGCTTGTTTAGCCTATTTCATGGCTCGCATGCGTTGTAAAAACTTGTTGCCTCTAGCTTCTGTTGATTCTCTAGCTTTTGGTGCTTCGTCATTACGGTACAATAAGACACCTTTGAACGTAGGGCGTGATGTAAATAGCTTCTTGTCGACTAATGCCTTAACTACAGACGGAGCACTACCATGTTCGAGTTTGAATTGCGTTTCTAGGGCAGAATTGAAGCCACTAAAAACAACGTGTAAACCCTTGTAATCCTTGCCCTTCGATTTAGCTTCAGCTTGTGCTACGGAGATTGCACAATTAGTAAACGCAACTAATTGCTTCTCAAGTTTAGAGTCTAGCGTTACTGTTGGAATCTCCTTGTGGATTGCGGTAGCGGTTGCGTTGCCTTGCTTGATAACAGTCACTTCACTGTTACCTGCGATTTTGTCCCATTCTGCCATTGCAGATACGATTGTGTTGCCATTGGTTGTTTTGTTTAAGTTCGCCATTTTATGCTCCTTCGAGTCTGTTGGAATCTGTTGTGCTTCGCTGAGTCACTCGTTCCAAAGCTCGCCACTATCATAACACGAGTGTTTTACCCGTGTCAAGTGGCATTTTACACACGATTTGAGCCTAAAATCACAAATCTTTTAGCCTCGAATCTTGTTTTTGTTGGCAACAAGGTGGCAAGAAGCAGGCAACCAAGTGAATAGATTCGGGCAGGGGATAAACCCCGGGTGTAACAAAACGGGCAGGGGTTAATAAGTACCCATGCATACGCAGGTGGTTTAACGCACACGGTTTAACGCATACGCATGCATACGCAGGGTTTATCCTGTGTGTGTTGTGAGCCTATATTATAAAAGTGGGCTTGGGCAGGTCTTTCATTATTAAGGTGTTCCTTGGCATATAAAAAATTTTCACTTTTTCATCTTTTTCCCTAAAAACCCTACCCGAAACCCCATCTACAATGCCCTATTTCCCCAATGGAATCTTTACCAGTAAAGACTTTACCCCTCTAACCATCTCATTATAGCCCCCCGACCAGTAATGCCCTCCCTTGGTCATCCTAAGGGCTTCCCTTCCATTATCTCTGCCCAAATCCCAACCCAAGTTTTCATTTCGTGGACTTTTCCACCAACCAAGTCTAGCTTTACATAACATTAATTTTCCCTACCAGACGTAAAAGTTTTTAGGGGGTGTAGGAAGGGGTGGAGAAAGAGTTTTTCACGGTAGCTAAATTTATCCTACACCTTTGGGGGGTATAGTATATACCCCCAAAGAGTAGGAAAAATACCCCAAACCCCCCAACCAAAAATATATTTTTAAAGAGGTATTGACAAACCCTGTTCGACATGGTATAATTAAGGTGATGGCTATACATACAACAAAGAAACGCAGCAAGGCAGGGCACTTTATTGATGCCCTTACTGGAGAGAACACCGATGCTGATCCTCGCAGGAAAGGTGACAGACATTTAGTTTCATTAGATCCTAACTTTCCTCTACCTAAAGGAAGACCTTCCAAGAAGATGACTAAACTAATCATTGCCCGCAACCGAGAGATTATGGGCATGTCTGTAAGGAAACCCAACCTACCTGAGTTGATTCACCCCGATAAGGTATCTATTACTGATGCCCTAAGAATCCTTCTTGGCGTGGTGGATGAGAAGACCAACTGCACAATGGGTTACCAGATAGCAAGACGGCTCATAGATGTTGCCAACGCCGGGGATATCGAGGCGATCAAAGAGATCTTAAATCGAATAGATGGCAAGGTCGCTGAGAAACATGAGATGACGGGTTCATTACCAATCCAGATTATCTTTAGACCCGTGGAGGTAAAGGCAGACTCTATCTCAATTGAAGGTGAGGCAAAAGAATTACCTCTACCAACGGAGGAACTAAATGCACAGGTTGCCTAAAGATTTCTGGGGATGGGTTTTTACTGCAGGAGTACTTGCCCTTCTAGTCATGCACATCATGAGTTTATCATGGTAGAATTTAAAACTAAAGAAGTCCAATACACCAAAATATTTGAAAGAAATCGAGACAGCAAAGCCAAGGTTATTATCAACGTAGGTGGAGCAAGGTCATCGAAGTCCTACAGCGTCTGTCAGTTGCTTATTTCTAAGCTTTTAACTGAGCAGAACAAGACTATAGGGATCTGTCGAAAAACCTTCCCTGCCCTAAGGATGACAACCTTGAAGCTTTTCCTTGATCTCTTGAAGGATTACGGGGTTTACAGTGAGAAGAACCATAATAAAACCTTCAACACCTATGAGTATGGCACCAACCTGGTGCAGTTCTTTGGCTTGGATGAATCTGAAAAGATTAAATCAGCCGAGTTCAACTACATCTGGATGGAAGAAGCCAACGAGTTTACCTATGAGGACTATACTAACCTTAAACTAAGGCTTTCGGGCAAGATCAAAGAAGGTGAGAGGAATCACCTTTACCTTAGTTTAAACCCGATTGACTCAAACAACTGGATACCGAAGAAAGCTGTCAACGAAGCAGATGTGGAAATGATCCACAGCACTTTCCTTGACAATCCATTCCTGTCTAGTGACTATGTGAAGTTACTGACAGATCTAATCCATGAAGATGAAAACTTCTACAGAGTCTATGCCCTTGGTGAGTGGGGACAGTTAGAGAGGAAGATATACTCTAATTATAAAGTTATCCCTGCCCTCCCCGATATGACTCTAGCGAAGTGGGCATATGGGTTGGACTTTGGTCTGGTCAATCCCTCTGCCCTATGCAAGGTCTACCTCTTAGGAGACAAGTTCTATGTAGAAGAACGGCTCTACCGATCAGGGATGACCACAGCGGACATTATTGAATACCTAACCCACGAGGCTAGAGGAGACATCTTTGGTGATCCCTCAGCTAAGATGATGATAGAAGAAATCTACCGAGCAGGTTTCCCTGCCCATGATGGACACAAAGGAGTTAAAGAAGGCATCGACCTTTGTCAGAGACAGACTCTGTTTATCCCTGCCCAAAGCACGAACTTGATCCGAGAGATTCAAGATTACCAATGGAAGAAAGATCCCAACTCAACTGATGCAACAGGATGTTTACCAGAACCTGTTAAATATAATGATCACTTGGTAGATGCAATGCGGTATGCAATTTGGGGATTAACTGAACGATTTGGATTTGCCACCCGCAGACCAGGGGGAGTGAAAACAATTCATACCTTAACCTTTAAGCAACCTGTAGGAGTTAGATAATGAAACCAGAAAAACCAACAGTCGAGCAAATCAAGGCACTTTATGAACGGTGTAGAACTATCTATGCTCCTGTTAGAGAACAATTTGAATTTGATGAGAAGTATTATGAATTAGAGTTTAAAGACCTCTTAGGAATTCCCGAAGAGTTTAAATCTGAGGGAGTTGTCCTGCCCACAGCGAGAGACATGGTTGATACCTGTGTTGATCATACCGATATCTCTAACGCTAGGGTCTCAGTAAATAAGCAGTCTACCTCTAATATAGACATTGAAAATGCTGAGATGATGAGGAAGTTCTACCTTGGTGTAATCCACCGTACGGAAGTCGAGTCGTCTATTTCTCCTTGGCGAGTTGGTGCGAAACATTATTGGTTGCATGGATTGGTCATTTTCAAGACTGTTTGGGATGCTGACCGTTGGACTGATAAACCTGTGCGAAAAGAAGGCGAGTCGGAAACTTCGTACGCAGACAGAATAGACGAATGGAGGGCAGACAATACACAGTCCATTCCTATCGTGATCCAAGCGGTTAACCCTTACAATATTATGTTAGACCCCTATGAGAATGGGGGTAGGTTTGTATTTGAAACACAAGAGAAACTGGTAATGGATGTTAAAGGCAAGTACCCATCGTGGTCAAACCCACAGGGTAGGGCTGATGATACTCCCGTTACCTGTATTTCTTTTTGGACTCCCTTCTATCGCTGTGAACTTTATGATGGTGAACCTATTCTAAAAGGTGGAGTAGTAGAACATGATTATGGATTTATTCCCTATGTTCCAATCGACACGGGACTCGGTAACTTGTCTGCTACCGCTGATCCTGCCAAGAGATACGTGGGAGTTCTCAGACATATCAGGGCAATGTTGGTCTCTGAATCAAGAGATTACTCGATTGCTGATGTTGTTTTAAAGAAGACTGCTTATCCTTGGTTAACCGCTGAGGGTGAGAATGCTGAGTTACTAGAGGGCAAAGTTGAACAGACCTTTGGTACTATCACTATCATGCCCAAGAATACCAAGATAGTTCAGCAGTCACCACAGGTTCCACCGCAAGCACTGCAGCAACATCTATCTATCACATCATCTTACATAGCTTCTCATGCTGCCCCTAATGCCTTACGAGGAATGGGAGAAGCAGGAGTTCGATCTGGTGTAGATAGACAACAGTTAATTGCTGAGGCTAGTGCAAAGTACGTTTACAGCACCGAAGCCTTCAAGAATGGCACCGCAAAGGTGTTGGCAAACTGTGCTCGTCTGATGAAGAATGTAATTCCTGGTGATATTCGGATATGGGCAAAGACACCCACCGATGAATTTGATATGATAATCAAGAAAGATAAGATGAGGGAACCCTTCAACTGCTACGTTGAGTTTGCCCCTCTATCTGAAACTGATGAGTACCGTAGACATGATGACCTTGAGAGACTCGTGAAGTCAGGTATCGTCACCGTACAGTGGGCTAGAACTCAGATGTCTAATGTAGACCCAATCTCTATGGAACTCGCTGATGAAGTAGAACGGCTTAAACAAGACCCCGCAATTCAACAGGTTAAGTCACAGTACTTAGCGGGTCGGTTAATGGCTGCTCTCTCTGCCCGAAGTACAGCGGAGTCACTTGAGAATCCTCCACCACAGGATCCAATGGGGGCATTAGCGGGTGCTCCTCAACCAGGTCAACCACAGGGACAGCAACCCAACCAAGCCATGAGTCCTACAGGTAGCCAGTTAGCTCCCCCGATTCCACAGATGGCTCCCTTTGGATCTGCCCAAAACCTCCAAACCCAGATGAAGAACACAAGAAGTCAGAACCCTATTAATCCAATGCAAGGTCAGGGTGGTGGAGGAAATCGGTAGATGAAAGAAACTAAATTCACTAAGGCAGTTACAGAGGTTGTTAATTTAGAAATGAAAGCAATGGATAAAATCATTGAAGAAATGATAGAACCATTGACAGCTCTTGGTAGTCCTGAGAAGTTACTTGGAAAGAAGTATGAAGAATGGACTCCTCAAGAATTACAGCAAATAACAGCAATATATGGAACAAAAGAACCCTCTCCCTTGTCTAACCTTATTTATGAAAAGACATTGGCTAAGGTTAAACTAGAGGAAGAAGACACTGGAGGCAGGTAATGGCAGGAAGTAAAAAACCTTATGATCAATTAACACCACAAGAATTATCAGAGTTAGCTAAACTCTATGGAGAACAATATTTAAGATATCATCCAACTCCATCCATGACGATGGAGGATTGGTATAACAATGAGTTTGAACCGTCAGTATCGACAGGGACTGTTGGAGTAACTACTACACCTGTAGAGGGAGTGACTACACCTGTTGTAGGAGTAACTACTCCTGTAGAGGGAGTTCAGTCTAATATTATAAAAACTGGTGGAGAATCCCCTGCTGGTGGAACCCCTGACTCAGGAGCTACCCCTGATGCTGGTACTGCTACAGATCCAACTGTGCTAGCTTTTAATGCTCAGTATGGAACTAATTATACTACCCTTGATCAAGTCAAAGCAGATCCAAATTATCAGGTTTGGTTGAATGGGACAGATACAGGAACAAGTAATAACACTCAATTTCAATGGACAGATGATGAGGGTGTTACTTGGTTGATGACTTATGATAATAAGGGAGAGTTAATATCTAAAAGTCAAGTAGGGCAAAATGTTAAAGCAACAAATCCTCTTCCTGCTGGGCAACCTGCTACTGTAGTTAGAAATGGTGTAAATTATGGATGGGATAATATTGATGGAGGGTACACAGTACCATTAGGAGATGCTCAAGCAGCTGACACTGGAACAGGTGCTTTCATCCCAGGAAAGACTGATACAGTCACGAAGTATCCTAAGTTTCAAGCTGGCGATACTATAGATATATCTTATTTCACAGAAGACCCTGATAATCCTGGGAATTTCATAGATAAGTTTGGGACTCCTTATAAGTATAATCCTACTACGGGGGGGTTTACTAATGTTCTTACTAGTGAAGAATATGATCAGTATGGTTCCAAAGCAGGTACTACTACACCTACAACTACCACTACTACAACCTCAGGTACAATAGACCCACAATATATTATAAGCAGGACACCTGATGGTTATGGTGGAGAGATTATAACCTATTGGGATCCTATTACAAAATCAGTACAGCAAATCACTGTTGGTGGGGCTGAAGGTAAAGCTGCCGCTGAGAAAGAACAACGGGAATTAACCAAGAGAACAGCTGAAGCAAACTTACTTGCCCAACAGAAACAGACTGAACTTGCAGAACAACGCTTTCTTTGGGATAAAGAACAAGCTGAAAAGCAGTTAGCAGCAGAGAAAGAAAAGTACGCTGCTGAACTCAGAGCTAAACCAGTTAACTGGCTTCAATATGCAGCCTACACAGGTGAGACCCCTGTTATCCAACCTTGGATGAAACCTTTGATGTCCCAACAGTATAAGGATTTTGGCATTGGGCAGGCTATTCCTGGGTGGAGTAACTCAAGTGGTGGCGTACAGAAAATGGGAACCAATACTATTGGGACAAATGACATGTTAGCTGAGACTGACCTGCCTGATTTACTTAATCCATCAGCTCAATATATGGCTAGACTTGCCCCTTCTATGAGACAACAGTATTATGGATATCAACAGGCAGACACGGGGGCGACTCCTGAGGATACTCAATGGTGGTTAGGAAACATGGCTCCTCCTGGTGGACAGAATACAGGATTGAGATATAGTTAATGATACCAACGCAAGTTAAAAATGCTCAGCAGGAAGCCTCGTTAGCCTCCAAGAATAGAATCCTTTCAGGTGGAAGTTCTTGGATGACTCCTGTTAAGTCTACCCAAGTTCAGACAACTCAAGAGAAACCTCAGTTCTTATCATGGGCAGACTTTAAAAAGAAGTACTTCCAGGAACACGGATGGGCTGATGTAGTTACTCCTAAGAGAGTTAGGCAGCAGTCAGCCCTCTCTGGTAAAGTTATGGAGATGGATGTTACTGATCCTATTGAAGTACAGACATTAAAACAGCATGAACAAGAAGCTTTAAAAGCCTACAAGTCAACCTATGGGGCTGGACAAAGAGTACAACAAAACATAGGTGAGGCTGTTCAATGGCTCATGCCAGCGACAGGCAAGTTGATAACTCCTGCCCAAGAAAAGATATCTGCCTCTGATTGGTTGTGGGATGTAGCGGGGGTTGCCTCTGCCCTAATCCCAGGTTCCTCGGTAGCACTGAAAGGTGTAAGAACTGGAGCCAAGTTGGTTTCAGAACTCGCAGGTGCAGGGGCTGTTGGTGCTAAGACCGCTGAATCATGGGATGAAGCTTCTACCATAGGAAAGATAGGTGGAGCTGCAGCTACCATTGGTTTAGGTGCTTTAGGGGCAGGAACATTTGGTAGAGTAGCAAGTGGATTCGAATCTAAGTTAGCACGAGGTAATGAAGCCTTAGCTCAAGCTGGTGCTGTTGGAAAGAATGTAGGCAAGAAGAATCCTTTTAATAAAGGTGATTTCTTCTTTGCGGATGATGGTAACTTATATGAAGTAGTAGAAGTAGAAGCAGATAACGTTACAGGCAAGAATGCAAAAGGGCAGATAGCTAAGGTAAAAGCAGAAAGTGTAACTAAAGCTAATATTGCTGCCCAAACTCCTACACCATCTTCTCAGGTAAAACAACCTGTAGTAGAAACTCCCACCCCAAAGACTACAGGATTTTCTCCTGAGGTAACTGAGGCAGTCAAGTCAGGTAGGATGAATTTAGAACAGTTTATTTCAGAAGAAAGTTTACGAGGGTGCACACAAGAGTTAATAGATCTCCACAAGAATCCAGTTAGAGAAATGCCTTGGTCACAACCTTCTACTAGAGAAGCTTATATAAACCGATATGTAAAAGCTTTAGAAACATACATCAATAAGTTTGCCCCTGAGCAAAAGGAAGCACTTGATGAAGTCAAGAACTTACTTAAGATAGGTAATAAGCAAGATGCGTCTATTAAAGCAGATAGTTTGCTTAATGCACTACATCTTAATGAAATAAATAAGATGGTTCAGGCAACAGGTAAACCCGCCCCAAGTATGTTAGAGATGGGCAGAAAATGGCAACAACTTGGTGGCAAACTAGAGATGCCCATGGGAGCACCTGTGGATGCAAGTACTCTGCCCAAAGTGGAAGCAACTGCTAAAGCTAAGATAGGGCAGAGATTAGCAGATGAGGGTTTGATAATCCCCCCTGAACAGAAACCTCCAACTAAAGGTGGAACCCCTCCGACTGTACCCCCTACGGTTCCCCCGACAGCTATGGCAGCGGGTGGAGATACGGGCAGTGTTATAGATGCTTTCAGTGAATTTATAGATAACACAGAAGTTATCAAAAGACGTACTACCCTGCAGAAAAAATTGGACTCAGTTGAAAGGGCTATAAGAGTAGAAGCATACCATGTTGAGAATGACAGATTAATCAAGAATGGTATTGATCCTCTTACTGCTTCTCAGTTAGCCAAGAGTAAACTTGCTGGTCAACTTCCTGACATAGATAGTGCTATGGCTAAGAAGTTAACTGATGACGTTATAGATGAGATGGCAGCTAGAATTCAAGCTAAAGTTAAAGAAGAGAGAAACTTTAATTTAGGCAATACAATGGATGCCCTTATAGTCTTTAAAGAACGTGGGCGTGTACCTTATTCAGAAGCACCAAACTCTCATTACCAGTTACTAAAGAAAGTCTTTGGTAAAGATAAAGCTATCATGGATGCTATTGAAGGAAAGTCTCCTTTGATAGAGCAATCCAATAAGCTTGTGAAGAAATATAAAAAGCTAGACCTTTCTGAGGCTCCTAAAACAGGGGCAACTTCAGGTAAAGGGGTCGAATGGATAGACCAACCTATACAAGAGGGTATACCTACTCAGACTATGTTTGATGAATTTGCCTCCAACATGAAACTAGAAGAGGGAAAAATTATAGGGGGCAAAAGTATTGATGATGTCTTCAATGATATCGCTAGAGAACTTGCCCAAAAGAAAAAGGTCAGCCAAGAGAATTTAGATAGAATCCGAGCTTTAGTAAAAGACTTAGAGGACAATGTACCGATCCCACCTGAACAGAGAAAGTTCTTAATGACGGTTGGTGATCAGTTTGAGTTTACTGCTAAGAACTTGAATGCTAATGCTCCCGAAGTATCTGAACTGTTTGCTAGACAGACTCTTATCAACAAGGCAGATTCTCTGATTAGTGAGTACAAAAGACTTCTAGAGAACTACAAAGGTTACCAGATGAGAGGTCTTGGGAGTGGTGGTAGACAGGCAGAGATGGAACTTCTAGCTAATCCTGAATTGACTACACCCAATAATATTCGTAGAGTCTTTAATGTAGTAGCCTCTAACTTTATAGATGGTCTTAACGTAATGAGGGCAAGCTTAGCCTCTGGTGATATCTCAATCTATAGGCAGGCTGCAGTAGCAGCTTCCCGTGATCCAATAACAGCTATTAAAGCCTTTAAACCTTTGGTGAGATCTTTGTTGGATGGGCAGTATGCTACACAATTTGATAAAGCTATTAGAACAAGTAAAGGTGCATTAGGACTAGAACGGTATGGACTAGAACTAACTGCTCTGCCTACATCTAAGTTAGCCAAGACCTTTGAAAGAGAAGAGTCCTTTATGACTAGGTTTGCCCAATACATTCCTTGGGTACGATGGTCTAACAGGGCATTTGTGAATGGTCTAAACTACATCAGGGTTAGTCGTGCAGAGAAGATGATAGCTGCTTGGGAAAAGAGTGGAGCAAAGTTCTCTGATAGTGAACTCAAAGGTTTAGCTCAGTTAATAAATGCTTCCACAGGCAGAGGTAACTTAGGGGCACTGAATAAATATATGCCTGCCCTTAATGCTGTTCTGTTCTCGCCTAGGTTTATTGCTTCTCACATTCAACTACCAATGATAGCTTTAAATCCTACTACACCTAGATTAGTTAGAATAGAAGCTTGGAAGAACATAGGAGCTTTCCTTGGTGGTATTACAGGAGTATTGACATTAGCTAACTTAACTGGAATAGGTAAAGTAGAGACAGATTCTAGATCTCCTGACTATGGTAAGCTAAGAATAGGGGACACCCATATAGACCTGTGGGGTGGTTATGTTCAGTACATTAGATTTATCAGTCAGGCTATGTCACAACAGAAAAAAACAGCAAGTGGAATGATACTGCCAATCTCTAGAAAAGAACTAGGTACACGGTTTGCTCAGGGCAAATTATCACCTGCTATAGCACTATTTAACGATATCTGGACAGGTCAAACCTATTCAGGTGAAAAGATGGAACTCACCACAGAGTCAGTATCAAAGCAGTTCTACAATAGAGTTATGCCTATGGCTATCCAAGACATGATAGACGGTATAAACCAATCAGGTCTAGCTGGATTAGCTTTAGGATCATTAAGTACTTTAGGTATGGGTGTTACTACTTATGAGAATAGAGTAAAAATTGCTAAGGATAAAGTAGCTAAAGAACAAGGATACAATTCTTGGGATGAACTTGGTAAGGCACTAGGGACGACAATGCAGGCTAAACTATTAGATGATACAAGAATTGTTGCTGCCACCAAAGAGACAGAAGAGAAACTTGCAGGTGCAGAGAGCAATTCCTTACAGAGATACTATGAAGAAGGAAAGAAGATAGAAGCTTCTTACAAAACAGATATAGAAGCTGCAGCTTTAAAGTTTAGAACTACCAAGAATGGCTCTGAATTTAGAGAACTGGTCAATGCTGCTGCAGAGAGACGCAGAAAGTCCTATGCTCAACGACATGACACAGAGGAGTATGCTTCGATATCAGCCTTCTATGATGCTCCTTTAACAAAAGAACAGATGCTCCAAATGAATCCAAAGGACATAGCTAGGCATGAGTACAACGACAGAATGTATGGACTCACAATGTACAAAGCTGATGGGTCATATGACTTCGATAAGGCTGCCCAAGTAGAAGAGAACTTTATCAAGGAGTTCGGGCAGGATGCTATGGATTACATAGATGACTACCGAGGGTTCAAGGCTAAGGATCTGCCCAAAGAATATCAGATCTTAAAAACAGCTCAGAAGGCTCTGGAACCTTATTGGGCAGTAGAAGATTCAGTCTTATCTCTGTACCCACCTGATTTAAAGACAGTGTTTGATGAAATAAAGATATTGGAATCCTCTTATAATAAAGAGGATCAATTAATAGCTAAGGCTATCCAGAGAAGTTACCCACAATTATTAAGAGCTAGAGAGTTGATTGCTCAAATGAGAAAGCAGATGAAACAAAGGAATCCAGTAATAAGGACTTACTATGATATGTTCTACTCTTATTAGAGGGAGTTTAAAATGCCACTAACAAAGAAAGGTAAAGAAGTACTAGCAGAAATGAAACGAGAATATGGAGCCAAGAAAGGTGAGGAAGTATTCTATGCAAGTGCTAATAAAGGGGTAATAACTGGCGTACATGGAGCTAGTAAAAAACATGCAAAATAAAAGAGTTCCACAACTGTAGACCATATTGATGGGGGTGGTAATGAACACAGACGAAGTATAGGAATAGCTCATGGTAGTGAACAGTTTTATAGATGGTTAAGAATAAATAAATTTCCAAAAGGTTTCCAAGTATTATGTATGAATTGCCAATTTATAAAGTATAAAAAACAAAGGAGAGAAAGTGGACACTAATGATGTTCAGAAAACGGAGATATCTTCAGTAACATCGGAGACGTCTTCAGAGGTTACTCCAGGAACTGGAGTAGCAAAAGAACCTTTAACCGAGGCTAAAATCGCAGAGTTGATTCAAAGAGAAGTCTCTAAAGCAACTGAAATAGCTAAAAGGGAACTACAATCAACAAAGGATAAGGCTAGGGCAGAGGTTGAATTTGCACAGAGACAAGCTAGGGTAGCAAATGATTCTCTACAGGCAGGGTTGAAAGAACTCGACCCAGACTCAGCTGCTAAGGTAAAACTAGCTAGGTATGAAGCAGAGGATGTTGAACGGAAGCGCATTGCAGAAGCAGAAGCAGTTAGGCAAATGCAAGAAGACTTTCACAATAAATTTAAGACGGGACTAGAGGATGTCGTTAAAGAACTTGACGTTGATCCAAAAGACCCCAGAATTGATTGGGCAGAAAATGCAGCTAACTATCTAGAAGCTCAGCAGCGAGTGATTAAATCAGCCACCAAAATACATAGGGAGAATCTCAAGAAAATGCAGGATGGTTTTGAAGCAAGACTTAAGGCAATCGAGACAGGAAAGCCAGTAAGTGTCGAAGCCAATTCTGTAGATACATCCGCTTCAACGGCAGGAGCAGTAGGTACTGATGCAGATTTTATTAGGAGATTTGCAAATCAGGAATTACCAGTGACAAAAGAGAATGTCGCTAGGTACAATAAAATTATAAATTCTTAAAGGAGAATAAAAATGGCTGGTGGAAATACAACTACTGCGTCTTTAACCGATAGTCTACCTACGGTTATAGCATCTGCCCGTATAGTACGTGAGATGGAAGGGGGAATGCCCCAACTGGTAGATAAAGTAACTCTTGGTGAAGGCGTTGGCTTAACTTGGAACGAAATTTCGTTGGCTAAGTTGACCGCTACGGCTGTCTCAGAAACTACGGTTCTGGATAATCCGCAGGAAATCAATGATACTTTAATCTCTATCACTCCGACTGTCATTGGTATAGAAACTGTAATCACCGATAGGGTTGCTGCCCGCATAAGCAAGAATGTCTACGCTAAGGTAGGCTCACTTGCCCAGAATGCGATTCAGAGGAAGAAAGACCTTGACGGTCTGACCGCCTTGGATGGTGCTACCACTTCTTTGTGTGGTGCTGGAACTACGTTGACCTCTGGGTACATCTCAGCAGCTATCGTAAGAATTACTAGTAACGCCACAGAACCTGGTAAGCCCCCGATTCGGATAGTCCTACATGGCTACCAGATTAAAGATATCCAAGATGAACTGGTAAACAGTGTAGGTACTTACCCCGTAGCTGATGGTATGACCGCCCGTGTCTTTACTGAAGGTTTTAAGGGTAGACTGTTTGGTGGAGAACTGTTTGAGAATGGCAACATTACGATAGACACCTCAGACGATGCCAAAGGTGGAGTGTTTGCCAAGGAAGCCCTCGTAATGGTTCAGGGCAAATCACCTAGGGTAGTCACAGTCCGTGATGAATCCCTTGGTGGGGGAGCTACTAAACTGTACCATTATGATGAGTATGCCTACGGTGAACGGTCTGCCGGCAACTGGTTGTTCGAAATCTATTCGGATGCCACTGCCCCGACCAGTTAGTAGGTTAGAAGAATATGCACACAGAACTAGAGAAGGCTTATCTTGCTGGATTAATTGATGGTGAAGGAAGTATATGTATACTGACTGACCACAAAAGAACTTTCTATCTTCACTTAAACATAACTAATACTGGATTAAGTATGTTATTAAAGATAAAGGATATCTGGGGTGGTCTACTATACAAGAAATCTAGAAAGAATCTTCTCTGGAAACAAGCGTACGAACTTAGATGGATGGGGAGTAAAGCAAAAGATATACTAAAAGAAATCTCCCCATATCTAATCAACAAAAAACCACAGGCTGAAATAAGCTTGAGATTTGAGACTACTCGTAGAGGCAGTGGTTTTCTCGTTACTCAAGAACAGAGAAATATTCAACTCTGTTTAAGAGAACAGTTAATGGCTCTAAATAAACGAGGGTCTCAATAGTAATCACCTTAGGGTGGTTGCGTAATAAACCTTAAGGAGGGTACAATTACGGCTACAGATACAGGATTCGGCAAGGTAAAATATTTTGATGATTTCATCGGGGTTGCAATTGATGTAACAAATGATTGGAATAGTGTAGGTACAACAGACACTATTGCAGTCTCTGCCCAGAACAACGGGGCAGTTAGGCTAACTTCCCACACGGATGACAACGATTCATCCCGTCTAGCTAGTATGTGTGTATTCAATCCCTCGATGGGTGCAATCATCATGGAAGCACGAGTCACTCAGGTAACAGACTCGGAAGGTCGTGGGTTCTACATTGGTTGGACTGACGATGCTACCACAGAGGAAAATCCAATCAGTGTATCAGGAACTACAGTAACTACTACCGCCTCTAATGCTGTAGGTTTCTACTTTGACACTGACCTCACTACGGATACTATCCGCTTCGGTGGAGTCAAGACCGACACTGACTCGACTCAGGTAGATACTGGAGTAGCAATTGCTGACGCAGGTACTTGGACTACGTTCCGTGTTATGATTGATGTAGACGGTAACGCCGTGGGCTCAATTAATGGTAAGGAAGTAGCGAGAGTTGCTAATGCAGTCACCGCTGATACTGACCTTTGTGCTACCGTACTCGTGAAGAACAGCGATGCAGCCGCAGCCTCTATGGATGTGGACTACATCTACATGGAGGGTTCACGAGAGTAAAGTAAACATCTTGGGGCAGGGTAAATTCTGCTCTGCCCCTCCTTTCACGTCTAGTCGTTACTAGAAGGAGAAATTCATGGCAGCTAATACAGCAGCTCTAAAACGGGGCTTCCACTATGATGAAGCCAACACAAAATTGTCTATCTATGTTAATGGTACAGAGATAGTCAATTATACTACAACTACTATCAACTACCCGACTACGAGTGCCTTTATGAACTTGGGTACAAGTTCTGCCCCGATAGCGTACACCGCTGGAACTCCAGCGTTCTGTATGTACACTACTAATGATGGCACAAGTGGTTCAACCTCAGCAGAACCATTCTATGTTAAGTCTACCTTGACAGGAACAGGGCAGGTTGGTGGTCGTGCTAGGTTCCACTGTTACACTAATGTTGTGGGTGGTGGATGGACTAATGCCTTAAAATCTTACCTAGAATTTGGGGATTCGGGCACAGTCACAGGTCTAGCATCTTCTATGTGTGTAGAAATGCTCATGCCTAATGCTAACATGGGTTCAGGTGGAGCTTATTATCCACTAGAAATCGAGTATGTTGCAGGTGGAACTTCCCTTGTCACAGCAGGTTCAGCTACAGGTAACCAAGCTGGATTCATCTATATGGCTCAAAGTGGAGATGCTGATGGAGACTTTGATGATCATGGATTTTTGTTCTACCTTGCTGGTTGTACCGCAGGCTCAGGGCATCTCTATGATACTACAGCAAGTGCAGCTACAGGGGATGCTACACTAAAAATCAATGTTGGTGGGGCAACTAAATACCTACTCATAGCAGATGATGCTAGTTAAATAGAAGAGAAGGCTTAAGCCTGTGCCTGAAAACAGGCTTAGTTTAATCTGGTTGTACGAAAACAATCAGGCAAAGTAAGGAGAAAAATGAAAATAAAAAATGTTGACCTCTATGCTTGCAAGGAACCCCTACAAAACTTAATGGCTCGTGGGGATATGCCCGTGAAGTATGGGTATCCAATAGCAAAGTTAGCTCGTAAAGTCCTTGAGGAAATTGCTGTTATTGATGAAACTAGGAATGGTCTTATTAAGAAGTTTGGGACAACTGACCCAAAGGGAATGGTTAAGATAGAACCTGAATCAGAAAACTGGAATAAGTTTGTGGTAGAGTACAATGAATTGATGACCATAGACAATGAACTTCCAGTTAAAAAGGTTCAGCTACCCGACAATATAAACCTGCCCTTGTCTGACTTAGTAACCTTAGATCCATTTATTGAGGTAGTGCACGTTGCCTAGTATAATTATAGGAACCTCAGCAGTCAATCTTGATGAACCTTGTCTAGGGTTATATGAACTTGACTATCAATCTCCTGGAAACAAAGGGTTCCACCGATACCAAATAATCCTAGTAATGAGGGATGACAAACCAGCAGAGTTCAGGAAGGATTTGGGCAGGAGTAAGAAGTTCAAGGGTATAGACCAGTTCAGAATTCCTGGTGGTGCTATGGATGAAACCACTCAGAAGTGGCACATCGAGCACACTGTTGGAGAACTTATCAATATAGCAAACACTATACGTGGTAAGCCTAGCTTTGACAAACGAGAGCTTATTGGTGTAGAAAAAATTAAGGAGAGTTAACGATGGAAGATACCAAGGTCACAATAGCAAGTGTAGAACAACAAATGGTAACAGCAGAGAAAGCTGCTGAACCTGGTGATGCTATAGGGGCATCAATAGAGGCTCCAAAAGAAATTCCAGGAATGACGGTAACAGAACTGATAAGTGCAGGTTATACCTACATCTATGATACCGAAACACGGGAACGTAGTTTGACTAACAACAATATGCTACGGACTCAGTTGCTCAAGAAACGCCCAAATGGTAAACCAGTGTTTACTACGATCAAACCAGCAACCCCTGCTTTTAGGGGAACAATAAAATGTATGCTACATCCTGATGACCCCAATCGAGGTCACTACGATGAACTAGGTTTATCGGTATGCAGGAAATCTAACTTGACCTCTCCATTCCAGTTGAGACGACATATGGAGAAACGGCACAAGATGGAACTCGCTACCATTGAAATGGAGAAGAAAGAGGACGAAACTAAACGAGACAGGAAAGCTCAAGACGCTATGAGAAAAGCTTTAGAGAAATTAGCTAAATAACATATCTCCTTCGGCAAATAAAAAGTGAGGGCTGGATGCCGAGGGGTAGCCCAAAAGGAGAAAAAATATGTCAGAAATCTATGCAGGTGCATTAGGTGAAATTAGGGCAGCCTCTACCACAGCTGGTGGAACGGCTCTAACAACCACAGCAAAATTTATTCAGTTACCTATGGGGACTAATCACATCATGATGACCCCCCGCAACTTTGCTACAGCTGTTGTAGCACAGGTTCTATTTAATCCTTGGCTTACAATTCTTCATACTACTGATACTATGAAGACAGAGCCGACGGACTACAGTAAAGCTATGCAAGATCCTGCGGATTCATCTACCTTAGACCTATCAGAGATGGCAACAGGAACCGAGTTTATACTGATGGGTTCACATCTGCCCTATCGTGGTGTCTTCGTTGATGTAACAGGAACTAACGCAGCTGGCACCGCTACTATGGGTGTAACTTATTGTAACTCCTCTAAGGCATGGGTAGCCTATAGTGTTACAGATGGAACCAATTCTACTATGACCTTAGCCCAAGATGGTTTAGTCTATTGGACTATCCTTGATGCTTGGGTTCCTCAGAGACTTATTGATCTTTATCCTGCCTGCCCAATAGCCAACAAAGCTTATGCTGTAACTCCTCTTTATTGGACTAAGTGGACTCCATCAGTTGCTTTAACTGATACCTCGATCACTGTAGTCAATCTCTCTGCAGCTAACAGGAGTACTGCTTATGCTGAACTTCTAGAAAATCAACCATTTGAGGAACGTATTCTTCAAGGGCAGATTGGTGGGTTAGGTTGTGTGGAAGCTCTTGTTAATGCTGGTACTGGAAATCTAGTAGTCAATGCTGCAACACGCAGAGACGGGGAGTTTAGTTAAGTATGAATGGTGTTAATTTAGGAACTCCAGGAGCTAAGCCTGCTGGTGGGGCAGTTACTTTAGGGGTTAATGATGATGTCCTTTTAACATTAGGAACAGATGCAGATGGTGTAGCACTGTTAAGGTCTGCTACCCTAAATGCTGATACTGCTTTAACAGGTGTCTTAATCGGAACTCCTGATACCCATGCCTTGGCTGCTAACTCATTAATTATAGCTAATAAGACGGCAGATGGGGATGTACTGATTGCTGGTAATGACGGTGGTACTTCAAGGCAGATTCTATATGCTGATGTAAGTACTGGTGTTACTTATCTCGGTATGAAAGACGGAACACCAGGAAGTGCTACAAGCGTTGGAGATGTATATACAGCGGGAAAGTTAGAGGTAGATGGTGGTTTATACGTTGATGCTACTTCATATCTTAGTGTTTTGTACGTTAATACTACTTCATATCTTAGTGATACATATTTTAATGATGGTAAACAGTTAATTTTGGGGACAAGTAATGACGTAATCATCAAATGGAACACAACTGACACAAACGCAAATCATCTACTTATATATGGAGGAGTAGGAGATGGGACAAACGTTCCAGTTATCGAACTTGCTCAAACCTTTGTACCAAACAGTGGTTTATGGGATGGAGTAACACAACCTTTATTTGCTGTTTTAGAGAAATCTAGCCGATATGCTACTGTTACTAATGCTACCTCAACAGGTGCTAATGCTACTCTAACCACTGTTACAGCAGGCCCATTCACCGATGCTGTTGCCGGCGATACAGTCAGGATAACAGCAGGTGCTAATGCTATAGCTGGCTGGTATAAGATAGTAACCGTAACATCTGCCGTAGAAGTTATCCTCGATAGGACTTGGTGTACAGGTGCTGTCGCAGGCGGTACGTTAGTTGCTTATCATTCGTTTACTGGACTATCCGCTGAAGGAATATTAACACGCCATACCTATGATGTTCCAACTGATTCGAGTGTAGAAATAGACAAAGATGGCTGGATACTTCAATCAGGTTTATATAATCAACTGTATCATCGAAGTGGTGCTACATGGAGAGCAGTTCAGAACTCAGTAAAAACAGTAGAAGCAGTCGCTACTACCAATGCTATCTTAGAAGCTGAATCGGGTTCAGTATTTACTAACTTAGGTGATGCTGACGGTGCAACTTGCACATTACCTGCTGATGCACCTGCTGGTACTAACTTTACATTTACTTTACAGGTAGCTCAAGAGTTCAAAATCATAGTAGGCAAAGCTGCTAGTAAATTCTATCTAGGTGGTGTAATCTCAACTGACGATGGCGGTAATGATATGTATGTATCCGCCGATGATGAAGGGGAATCTATAACTCTTTGTTGTGATGGTAATAACGGCTGGTTTCCTCTAGCCATAAACGGCACATGGTCGGTGGTGCAACCATAGGGAGAAAGGGGTAATGACTACGACTGTAGTAAGTAAATCAACATTAGAAACTGGTGAAGGTTCAGCTACATGGGGTGGTATCACTGGTACTTTATCCGAACAATCAGACTTAAATACTGCTTTATTGAGTAAGGCTGCAAGTAACCATAATCATACAGGTGTATATGCCAATGCTTCCCATAACCATGACGGTGTATATGCGGTAAGTGGGCATAACCATTCAGGTACCTATGAACCTGCTAACGCTAATATCCAAACTCATGTGACTTCAGGGCATGCACCTGCGGATGCTGTAAACCTGTCTACTGTTAAATCAGACAGTGATATAGCTGATAGTATTTCCAAGAAACATAGTAATTCACTTGACCACACACAAGGAACTGATCTTGGATTGGATAGTGGAGGTGCTAACGCAGTAACAGCAGCACAAACTAAAACTGCTTATACCCATAGCCAAGCTTCTCATGCACCTAGTAATGCTCAAAAGAACTCCGATATTACTAAAGAAGAAATAGAGGCTAAGTTAACAGGAACAATTTCAAGCCATTCCCATGCGGGCGGTGGGGGAGAAGCTTTCCCTATCGGTTCTGTATTCTTATCTGTAGTAAATACCAATCCTGCTACCTTATTAGGCTATGGTACATGGTCACAAATAGCTCAAGGTCAGTTCCTTGTAGGGCAGAAATCAACTGATGCTGACTTTGATACTGCTGAGGAAACAGGCGGGTCTAAGACTCATACTCATACAGCCCACTCTACAGTGGATAACCTCAGAACTGGTGGAGCTATTTCAGGATTTGCAACACAAGGTGATGCTGCCCATTCAACTAGTGACAACATACCACCTTATTTTGTTTGTTATATCTGGAAACGAACAGAATAAACTGTGCTATCGGTATTAAAGAAATAATATCAATAGTGATTTAGAAAGTCAAGTAGTAAGAAGGTACTAAAATATGAGCACAACTTTTAATAATGCACGCATAGAACTCTCAAAGCAGATTGGTGATTATTGGGCAGGAACCACCACCGGAGCAGGTTCCTCTACCACTGTGGTAGATACTGCCCTGAAAGCCAAGCAGAACGATTGGATAAATCTAGAAGCTTACGACCTCATAACTTCTGGAACGTATGATACTGAGGAACGCAAGATATCAAGCCTTGACAATACATCAGGAACTTTGACTGTCTTGGCTCATGGTGGAACAATAGCAGGCTCAGTTACCTATGAAGTCCACAGACTTGCTTCAGCAAGTGACAAGAGGATAGCTCTAGTAGCAGCTTGCAGAGAGGCTTATCCTTACATCCATAAACAGGTTCGGGATGAATCTCATGTGTCTGGTAATTGGTTAAAGGATGGTTCCTTCGAAGTGTGGACATCCTCTACTAATCTGACTTATTGGACAGAGACAACCTCTACTGTCACTCAAACTACTACAGCTGGACTATTCAAGAATGGGGCAAACTCCGCAGCCTTGAGTGCATCGGCTGGAACTTTAGCACAGTCTATAACTAATCAAGAAGATCTCAAGAGACTAGCGGGTAAGGAAGTAACCTTTACAGTACAGGCTCGTTGTGGTACAGCAAGTGCACTCCGAATCAGTATAGCTGATGGCACTGATACTACCTACTCTGATTACTTAGACCAGATCACTGGATGGACAGAGGATCATGAACCTTTAGAGGTAACAGCTACTATAGCGGATCATCCTACTTCTATTACCTTTACTATCCATTATGAGTTAACAGCAACTACAGCTTATGTAGATGATGCCAGAGTTATAAGTTCTTACAACCCACCTATCTACATTGGAGAACTAGGTCTCAGTAAGAACACACCCCGACAGGTGTTTGTTGAACCTTTAGACTACTACTCTGGGGAACCTTGGGTAAGGATACACAATTGGACTGTGGATGAAACCAGTGGACTTTTGTTCCTGCCCGATAATGTACAGAAAGATTACAGACTTAGAATAATCGGTACAGGCTACCTTGATTTTCTAGCCTCTGGAGTAGCCTCAACTCTATGGACAGCTACAATAGCGATAGACCAACCACAACTGGATATCCTTATAGCCCAAGCCATTATATATATCTATAGAACTTTCTCCATACCAAATTTTTACACAGGAGATAGAAAGGCTTACATGGAAATGATGGGCTTTTGGGATCAAGAATTAAAGAAACGTATAGCTAGGGCAGGGATGAGACTCCCTGCTTTAACTACAAATTGGGGGACTTAATTGAGTAGTACAGTTGTTCTAACTCCAAAGAGGAAACTAATAAACTCTAGAAAGTCTTCAACAAACTACGCTATTAGCATAGACCAAGGAGCAGTGGTAAGTGCTAAAGAACTTGCTGATGATGCAAACACTATAGCAAAGACTAAAGCTAAAACCTTTGCCCAAGATGCTATTCCTACCTCATTAACTATTGGTGACTTATGGCTAGACACTAATGATAAGAATAAACTTTATAGGGCAGCTTCTGTTGGTGCTGACCAGATAGCCGTTGGGGAATGGGAACTGGTAAGAGATTCAGATATTGCTCAAGCGTTATCTAATGCGGCTACTGCAATCACAAATGCAGCTACAGCACAATCTACTGCTGACGGTAAGGTAACAACTTTCTTTTCTGCTGCTGTTCCTACTTCAGAAGCAGAAGGTGATTTGTGGATAGACTTGGATGATGGTAATAAGTTATATAGGGCGGCTAGCTCTGGTGCTGATGAAATCAAAGCTGGAGAGTGGGTAGAGATACAGGATGATGATATAGCTACAGCTGTATCAAATGCAGCTGACGCACAATCAACTGCTGATTTAAAGATAGTTACCTTTTATGCTTCTGATACACCCACATCTACAGATATAGGTGACCTATGGATTAATTCAGGTGATTCCAACAAACTATACCGTGCTGCTTGTATAGGTGCAAACGAGATAACTGCAGGAGAATGGGAACTGGTAAGGGATGATGGTATAGCCACAGCCTTAACTGTATATGATTCAGGTGTGTTTGGTGATGGTTCTGATGGTGATGTAACCATATCAGAAAATACAAACCTGTCAAGGGATATGTACTATGATGACTTGACTATTGATTCGGGTAAGATTCTTTTTACTAAAGGATACAGGATATTTGTTAAGAACACATTACTTAATAATGGAACTATAGACCATAATGGCGGTAATGGTGGTGATGGTGGTAATGGGTCAAGTAGTGAAGCCGGTGCGGCTGGTGAGAGGGATACCGAAGTAGACGGAAGTATCGCTGGATATTATAACGGCTCATTTGGTTATATAGGGAAGTATAGCTCTGAGGGATTGGGGCAGAATGGTACCGCTGGTGATGATGGGAATGGAATAAATGGCTTAGGTGGTAATGGAGGCGCTGCTGGATCTGGTGGTAATGCTCAAATATCTTCCTCTACTATTTACACTGGTGGGAGTGGTGGAACAGGAGCAACGGTAACTTCAACATCAGCTACTATTGGATTTCGGCATTATCCTAGCATTATTACAATGAAAGTAGGCACAAGTACATGGTTTGATACATTTGTTCGTGGAGGTGGTGCAGGTGGAGGTGGTGGGCAGGGTGCAATCTCTGTACCTTCGTCCGTAGCTGCCGGCGGTGGAGCAGGAGCAGGTGCATGTGGCGGTGGAGTTATAGTTATCTCTGCTTATGTTATCTCTAATATTGGTACTATCAGAGCTAATGGTGGTAATGGTGGTAATGGTGGGACAGCTTATGTTACATCTGGGCAAGACTGTGCTGTTGGTGGTGCTGGTGCAGGTGGCGGTGGAGGAGGTGGAGTGATTGTTTTGTTTTACAATGAACTTACAGCGGGCACAATAACCGTAAACGGTGGCACAGGTGGTACTGGTGGGGCTGGTCTTGTAGAGAACCATACCTATACTAATTCAGCTACTAATGGGGGGAATGGTACATCAGGTTCAGCGGGTACAATAATTTATATAAGTACAAAGCATAGTTAGATATGAAAAGAAAAATTTATATAATAAGTAAAGACACAGTAATAGATGATAAGGTAAAAGCAGAAGCTAAGACCAATGGTTGTTCTGAGATAGCCAAAGGTGTACCTAGGAGGTTATTGGAAAAAGCCTCTGTACTCCCTAAGTTACCATTTGTTTATGAGGAAGATAATATTCAACCACCAAGTTTACCTATAGATGATGAAGTAACTACCTTAAAGAAGATCATAGAAGATCTGCAAAAAGATGTAAATGAATTGAAGGGTGTGAAGAATGCCTAATCAAACAAATGACCATGAAATTGTAATAGGCTCAACAACAACTAGACTGCAGTTAATGCGAGATACTAGTGGTAAGGCTTTATATCAAGTGCAAGAGAAAGTCCCTAAGTATGAGGATCCTCTTTTGTTTACACAGAAAACGTGGGTTGGAGGGCATGGGCAACTAACACAAGAGAAGGAGGGGTACTATCTAGAGGGACAATCTATAGATACTACCCAAGAGGGTAGAGTAATTCTTGCTCCTCTTATTGTTACTGTGCAAGAATCTGATGATACTGCCCTAGACTCTGCCCCCGTAGGTTTCTGTTGGTTTCCTGCAGTCTCGAAATGGTTATGCTATACAGCGGGTAAAGTCTATCTCTATGGAACTAAGTGGACAGCAGCTACTACTACGATTGCAGGAATAACAGATATGAAAGTTTGTGGTGCTGTAGTCTATGCTGCTGTTGGAGCAAGTACTAAGTACTACTACTCAGCTGATGGAGACACATGGACTCAATCTGCTTTAGATGATGGTTATGCAAACAAATTCTTAGTAGCTCCTAACTCAGCGGGTACAGCAGATATCTTGTGGAAATCTAAGAACCCTAATGAAGTTACCTATACGACAGATGGAACCTCAGTTGCATGGTCTACAGCTACTTATGTAGGAGATACTTCAACTAACATAATCAATATGTTCCTCTGTAATGACCGTCTCTTTGTGGGCAAAACTAACTCACTATGGTATCTAGATGCAGGTGGTGGAACCCATAACATCAAACCTGACCTTGCTACATCTGCCTCTACAGATAACTTTAAATATGTTACAGATTGGCAGAATAGTGTTTACTATACAGAAAACAACCGTCTTGGTGAAATCTCTGGGTATGACTCTTATGCCCCTATGGGTGCTCTGTATGAAATAGACAATATCGGAAAGGCTGGCTCTACTGTTGGATTAACCGCTGATGGGGATTGGTTATATCAAGCTGTGGATGAGGGAACTAACACTGTTATCTACAAAGGACATGAAACCGAAGTAGATATAGACGGAGATGGGACAGATGAGTTAGTGTGGCAGTGGTGTCCTTACGTATTCTTAGGTACTAATGTCTGTGCAACCATTGGAGTGGTACAACACTCCGCCACAGACAGACGTTTATGGTTTGGTTATGGTACACAGACAGGTTATGTAAGTTTGTATGATAACCCAACTGCTGAATCGAGTGCTAGGTATTGTGCTAGTGGTTATGTTAGAATGTCCTACACTTATGGAACTAATCCTTATTGGGATAAGATGTGGCAGTCTATTGTGACAGAGACAAAGAACTGTGCAGTTGGTATTACAGTTACACCAAAGTATATGAAAGACACAGATACCTCTGCCTCTGCCCTAACTGCAGCAATAACCACGAATGGTATTGTGAAGACTAACTTATCATCTGCTATAACCTGCAATAGAATATGCTTTGAGTTAGACCTAGCTACTAACGACTCAACTAAAACTCCTGAGGTTCTAATGTTTCAAGCTAGAGGTGTAGAGAAACCTGAGGTTGTGAGGGTTCATAACTGTACTTATTCTATTGGAAATAAACCTTCTCTATTATCTAAAACACAAAGGACAACTCTTCGTGGGGCGAGAACATCAACAAGCTTAATTAAGTTTGCTGACTTAAGATATGGTGATACTACTACATCAGGAACATCTTACATCTGGGTAGTGGCTGAACCAGGGACACCAACAGAAGTAGAGATAGTACACGAGAAAGGAAGAGAACCCGAATTAGGATTACAGGTTGCATGGAGAGAGGTATCATTTACGGTAAGTTAGAAAGGAGTCTACATGGCAAATCATACAGACTTAATATATGAGCTAGAATTCGAACAACAGATACAAAAAATGAACGATAGAGAATTGCTAGAGTTTCTAGCTAGAAAGAGTTACGAAACTTCCATAACATGTTCTGCTATTAGGGCAGATGTTTATGGGAATGGAAAGTTAGGTCTTGTAACCCGAATGGACAGGACTGAACGGAAACAAAAGGATAACCGTAGGCTTATTATAAGTACTATAGCAGTAAATGGAGTAGTACTTTCCACCTTGTTAACCTTAGTGTTAACTCGTATTATCAGTTAGGAGAAATATATGTCTTTAGAATGGATAACAATTATTGTCTCTCTAATAGCAGTACTCTCTGCTGTAGGTTGGTTTTTACTATTTAAGAAAGGTAAAGAACTAATAGAAAACTGCAGGGGTTTGTACTCACACTACTGCTCTTCAATTGAGGATGGTACAGTCACAGAGGATGAACGTACACAGTTGGTAGAACATCTAGTAATAATTATTGAGGATGCCACTATAATAGTGCAAACTGTAACTAACTTAATCTACAGAATAGTAACAATCTTTAAAGTAAAGAGAGGATAACTATGTGTTTTTTATGGTTGAAAAAGAAAGAAAATCTGCCTAAACCTTTAGTGATACCACACCCTGAAGAACAAGTGGACTACTTTAAGACTATAGAAAATACAAACAGCTACGATGTATTAGCTGAATGGTTGGCTGAATGGGAAGTACCCCAAGAACTATGGGACTACTGGACTCATGCTGTGACTATTACAATCTCGTTGCAGTACCCATCACCATCAGCTATAAGCACAGAATCTAGACAGATGTGGATACGACCTGAGTGGGCATTTCCTGGGGTAGTTGCCCATGAGATGGCTCATGTTGCGTACTCACTGCTTACGCAGACCTCTAAAGATCACTTTAAGTTTGTGTACAATGAGTTAGTAACTACAGATTTGCTACTAATGAAGCTGCATTCTGAAAGAAGCTACATGGATGCTTCTATTGTAGAAGCACATGCAGAAATCTATCGTTACTTAGGGCAGAGTATGCCAACTGAGTTAAGAAGGTTCTACCCTAACCTATTGTAAACAAAAACTAAAAGATTGTCAACAAAGAAAAACCCCTAGGAAGTTAATTCTCCCTAGGGGTTATTTATTATCTGCCCACCTAGACAGGGGAGGCTTACTACGATAGAAGTTTAATAATACAAGTGTTTAAATCATTCAGCAGTCCCCCGCTAGGCATTTATTTCTCTTGGCTACCCCAAATAGCTATGATTGAAGCAAATGGAGCAGGATTACCATTAAATTTAAGTCTTCCTTTTACAAACCTTAACTCTGCATAAGGTAACACCCAATTGTGGAACCATTGAGTAGAAGTATCCCCCCTGAGTAATCCAATAACAAGTTTACCCTTAAGGGATTCCTCATAAGCTTTCTTAACCCAAGGAGTAGGATTTGAATATGGTGGGTTCATAAAGGTAGATGTACCCCACTCACGATCTAAACCTCCAACTCCATCCAAAGGACAAGGGTCATCATTGAAATGAAATTCTTCATCTAAAAGATTATAAATAGCTTTAGGAGTTGACCAACTATCTGATTTACTTATTCTACTTAAAGTAAAGTCACTCATTATTTCTTTCCTTTATCAATTGAGCAAGCCATAGACTCACCCATTTTTAATTGAATATGAATAGATGTCTCACAGGTCATCGCTAAAAAATCTTGTCAGACTTGATGTACTCTGTGCCAATTATCTTTAAGTTCAGACTCTCCGTTAGATTTATGTCTCCAGTGAAAATCTGGACATTGTTCTTGCAAAGGGCACCGTTCTAAGCTCATTCTTTCTTCTCTTTGTGTAAGATTCTTGCTAACTTCATATACACATGGATATCTCTAAGCCGTGTGTCTACGTTTTCTACGCCACCCTCATAGTTATTACTTAACATCCATAGGGCAGCATCTAGTTGCTTTAGGGCATAGATAATAGCTACTGTCTCAGGTTTTCCTGCATCTAGTTTAGGGTATAGGGCAAGGATAGCACCAACCCGATGGAAGTTGCCCAAGGGGTCTCCCCCCTGAGCATAGTCATGATTCTTATCGGAGTGGAGTTTGACTTCATCTATTGTCATAGGTAAGAAGTCAGGATGCCCATGAGGGAATTCTTTCTTTAATGTTTCTGTTATATCCATTATGGTTTTCCTCCATATAATTTATAAGCAGTCAAGAATGATTCCTCCGCATCCTCAGGAGTCCAAGGTTCAATAGATATATCCAAGGGTGAAGGTAGAGGTTCCCAATCAGTCATGTTGGGCATCAAGTCTCTAGCCTCTGTAGCTAGGATAACATTATCTACATACTTCTGTACCCTAAAAGGAATAGAAGGAATGTTAAACCGTTTCTCAATAGCTTCTTGCACTATAGTTTCTATAATCTTATAGTAAGGAACTACATGTTTGATAGGTCTAGGTAGATCATGTATGTAAGCCTCATGAGCATCATGCATCAACATAGCCAATCTAGCTTTCTCTGTTTCTACTAGACCTGAACTAGCAGTGAGGACAGAGTGTTGGGCAACTGAATAGAACTGCCTACAATGCCCCCCGTAGCGACAGGTTAGGGATAGGGCATGGGCAATATCCACAATATCTATTTCCTCAGGTTTGGGATCAAGGAAGTGGAATTTCCCACCCGTGTAGGTTTCCAACCATGATCCATCATATTCATTAACCATTAGGTTTTTCCTCCAATTGTTCGAGGCGTTTCAATGCCTTGAGGGTTTCATCTAATATCACACTGCTAGTGTCCCCCAACAAGAACATATATTGATTCTTTGCAGCCTCATAGAATCTAATCAATGACTTCACAGGAAATTCACAGTCTGTCATTATAGTTTAGGTATACTCTTCATAAATGGAAAACTAAGACAAGCCACTTTCTCAAGAACTCTACAGTCCAAGATATTGTGTTCCATTATTTTGTCCATAGCTTCAGTGTCACCATTGAAGGCTGCCCTCATCCACCGAGTACCATCCACTTCTTCTTTCTCATCGGCATTGACCAATCGAGCTATGTTGCTTAGTCTCCTCGAAGATATCTTGAAGTTATCAAAGGCAATCTTCCACGTGTCGATGCCAAACATCGGGGGCAGGACAGGAATCCCGTGCCGTAACATCTTTGCCCTGATGAACCTGATATCAAAGGACTTGCTATAATGCCCTATAATGATGGCGTGTTTCTTTAACTCATTGGATATATCCAGAGTAATCTGCTTATCATTAGCTTTGTGGGTTCTCCAAGTAGGATAGTTGTCTGCCCTAAAGGTGATAGGATCCTGCCCGTAGGGTTTAATACAAGCGGTCAATAAGATATCCCAATCAGCATCAAAGCCACTGGTTTCTAGGTCAAACATAACAAAGTCTAGGGCAGTGGCAGGATTGATAGCTAAGATTTCTGCTTCTGTCAAAGTATTATGCAGAGTATTCACAGGTTCTTTCTCTTGTTTCCGAGTCATACCTGCATCTGATACCCAATGTCTAGCTATTGTGTAAGGTACTCCATAGTCTTTCTCACAGAGGTCAACTTTTCCTTGGTGGTCAGTAGAGTACCATAACTCCACAAATTTCTCTAGGTCTTTTCCTTCTGGTCTACGTTTCATTACTTTATTTTATTCTCCTTCAATCCGCAATCGAACCATGTCTTGCCCACCGAAACCTCTACTGGAAAGTCCATCCCACCAAAGGAAACTATCGTGGGCACGTAATCCTTTAACCAATGAGCAAAGTCAATCGCTTCATTCTTTGGCACTTCAAAGAGTAGCTCATCATGAACCTGCAGGATAGGCACTAGGTGGTGCTTATAGTATAGGTCAATCATGCCTATCTTGACAACCTCTGCCTCTAATCCTTGAACAGGTAAGTTGATTCCCTCTCTGATACCATCGTTCTGAATACGTCTCTGCTCTACATACATGGCATCAATCCTGCGGGTTCTATTGGTATAAGGTATTGTAACCCTCTTGTCCCGCCTGATGATTTCTTCCATGCTGATGTGATATTTCTTAATACCTGGATATAACTTAAAATACCCATCAATAAATTCTTGGGCAGCGTTTATAGTTATATGTAACTGTTGACTAAGACTCCATGCTTTCTGCTCAAACATGACACCAAAGTTGACTGTCTTGGCATCGTCATACTTAATGTTCATGCCCTCAGCAGTTACGTCATGTAACTTTCTCCCTGAGTTGAGAGACTTCATTAAGAGTTCATCTAGTGTCACCGCAGCTAGTGACCTGAAATCTAGTTGATTGTAGTCCATCCTAACTAAACTATGACCTTCAGGGGCAATGATTAGTTTTCTCATGTCCCCTTCTTTGTCTACATTCTGTAGGTTAGGTCGAGCACAGGATAGTCTACTTGTTGAGGTCGAGGTCTGCTTTAACTCAGGGTGAACCCTGTTATGTATGTCCCTCATCTTCACATAGTTGTCAACATAAGTTCCCTTATCTTTATAGAGTTGTTTGTACTCTAGTATCTTTTCCACTACAGGATCGTGGATTGTCTCTAAGACTTCCTCATCGGTAGAGGGCTGCCCCCCATCCGTGAACTTCCAAGGTGTCAGTCCTAGTGTTCCATAAACATACTCCTGTAACTGTTGTGGTGAGAATGGATTCAACTCTTTACCATTAATGACAGGGAACGTGAAGTTAGCAAGCCTGTTGTCCAAACTCTTGGCGAACTCTTGCAGGAAGTTGGGGTCAATTAAGACCCCTTTATCTTCCATTGCCATTAGGACAGGCAGTAAGGGCATGTCGATATCAAAGTAATGCTTAGGCATTGTTGGCAGCCAAGTTTCACAAAGAAGAAAGGTAGCGATTGAATCATTTGCGTTATATTCTGGTACTATTTCTGGGTTTTCTCTGGCTTCTGCCCAAGTTGTCATTACCATACCTAAATGTCTTCTAGCTAAAAACTTAAGTCCTAACCCACCAACCATATCGGAACCACTGCGAGTCTTACCGCTTTCTTTAGGGGCTTGTTTCCCCAAATCTTTACAGTAAGCTTGTATCATCGTACAATGGTTCCTGGTTGGTAAAGGGGGAATCATTTTATGAGCAGCAAGCTCACGATTGTCATATTTAGCATTATGCTCAGCCACAATATAATCTAGTGTAGGAAAATCTGGCTTAGCTCCATAGAACGCTTTAACATATAGAATACCATCTTGCCCCCGCCAAGCTACAGACCACTGCCCAATCCCTCCAGCATTGTCTGTCTCGGTGTCAAGACCAATCAAACTATCTTTGGGGGGCATCTCTTCGGTTACTACAAAATCATGAGGTACGCTTCCAGGTCTGTGTTCCCAATCTTGTAACATTGTAGCTAACAGACGTGGGGCGTGTAAAGCAGCCGCAGGGTGGTACATAGGGCATACTTTAAACTTCATCTTTCTTACCTTGTTTCCTTGCTTTTATAAATTGGCAATTCATACAGAGAGTTTGATAACCTTCTGGGAAGTTATTAGCTTTTAACCATTCCACTATATGTCCTGAACCAATAATCTTCCTATGTTTGTTTCCATTATTGTTTATATGGTCTATGCTTAAAGCTAATAGGTTATCAAATCCACACTCAATGCATGCTAACTTACCCTTACCATAATGAGCTAATACTTCAAGTCTTATTTTAGCCCTACGTTCTAAACTTGCACGTCTAAGAATGCCTATATTTCTTTTTCTGTAAGCTTCTTCTGTAGCTCTCCTTTCTAGTAAGTGTGTTTTCCTGTAATGTTCTTGGTAGTAACGAATACATTGCTTACACGTACCTTGGTGACCATCCTTGTAACCAGACCAAGTATAAAACTCGGAGAGAGGTTTGGTTAAACCACAAGAAAAACACTTCTTAGTCTGCAAATTCATACTCAAACTCCGTACCATGCATTTGAGTAATACCATACTCAGAGAATAAAGCTAAAGCTGTACTACCCAAAGGTATTACTATTTTGGGCTTAATTATTTTTAATTCCGCCCATAAGAACTTCTGGCATTCTCTGACCTCTTTCTTCTTAGGAGTTCTATTCTCAGGTGGTCTACACCTACAGACATTGGTTAGGTAGCACTCATTTGGATCTATGTTGGCTAACTCTATTAGCTTATCCAGTCTCCTACCTGACATGCCCACAAAGGGAATGCCTGCTTCATCTTCCTCCCTTCCAGGTGCCTCGCCTATTAACACATACTTAGCGTGTAAGTTCCCTATCCCTGGAACAGGTTGGGTGCAATGTTCCCTCAAGGCACAGCGTTGGCATAGGGCAATCTCTTGGGCTATTGTTTCTAAACTATCCATGATATTTAAACAACCTTTCAAGCCTAGGTATCTTCTCACCCTTTGAGTTCCCTAAGTCTGTCTTGGTTTCTTTACTCCATACTGTCTCAAAGTCAGGTGGGGCATAATAACTAGAGATAAGAACAGTATTCCTATTTGACCAACTTCGCATCATAGCCCAAAACTTAGGGTAGTTAAAGTTAGGGGCAGCTGAGTAGGCGGTAGTATTCTCATAAGGTGGGTCACAATAAATCATTAAT